CGAGCTCTAAGCTGTTGGCTATTTGCTGTAAGTTATATTTTCTGTCTACAAACTGTAAATCGAGTGGATTCATAGTGATGTTAGCGAATTGCATCAAAGATTGTGCTTTTTGTTCTTTAGCAATCATTTGTCCACTGCCCAAAACTTGTACCTCATGGTCACCTTTTATAGAATCGTCAATCCCCCACTGCATATTCCAATCGTATAATGACTCTATAACGGGTTTAATTACTTGATCCTCAAGGCTTTTACCTACTGCTTTTATAGGGCCGCTAGCCGCGTTTAGCTGCATCCCCAGTCCTGAGCTGGTCTTATTGGTTTCTTCGCTTTGTACCCCGTAGGAAAACGCTGGAATATTACTTTCTTCAGAAGCTAGTTGTTTGCAAAATTCAGACATTTGCATCAAAGCGCCTGTCGGTATGTTGGGCTGAAAGAATCTAACAGCAGGGACGGATGGGTCACCTGAATCCCGAAGGAAGTTTTGACCGGGTTGCATTATTGTTGGGTCTTGCCCGTCCTGAAGCATCGTAACATTGGTTTCGCTCATTGGAATAGCGGCCAGTGCCAATCCGTCTAACAGTAAGCGAGTAGCCCCGTTCATCATCTTTTGTGAGTTGCGCATCATCCTGCCAGGGCCTACACCCCAGAATTGGTGCGGTTGTCGGCTGTAAATGAAAAAGTTATAAGGTATCCTTTGGCGCTTCATCGGCATAACCCGTGCTAACAGCGTTTTACCGCTGCAAGTCCAAACGTTTGCCCAATATGTTTCATACTCTTCGGAATCTTCGACGCCCGCCGCTTGCAACAATCTTCCGCTGACTTGGCCCCAGTATTCTAAAAGATCATATTTGCCTGAGCCGTTGCTAGTCGTATCAACCGCATTTGCGATATTACGACGTTCAGTTTCGTGGTATAAGTTGGCGTGGTTTCCGTTCTCGGATTGCGCCAATATTTCTTTTATCTTTTCTTCGTTGAAATGCGAATCGTCTTTCAGCTCGCTAACCTGGGCACGATTAAGAACATGGCGCTCGAATACCCCGCTCATGTCTTCAACGCAATTGGAGTAAGGATCAGGGAAAACGTCAAAGACCGAGGGAGCCGATAATTCAGGGAAGGGTATTTCTGATTTTACTAACCTCCACTCTGCTACCCCAGAATCCTTCCCGCTGGTAAATCCCCATTTTTCTATTTTTCGTGTACCGGGGATAATCCCCTTAATAACGCCCGTCCCGATTATACACCCTTCCAGGATGCAAGATTTTAGTTTTGACTCGTATTTTAAATCAAGTAATTGGTCGGAAATTTCCGTTTCCATAAGCTCTGCGCTTTTTTGCATAGCGTCCATAAATCCTTTCGCCATAGGATCACCTTTATCACACTCAGGTACAGGTGTTGGTGCAATCCCCCAATGTTTTCTTGATTGAAAATAGAGGTCTTCGATACGATTGTACGAGCCCGTGGCTTTAGTCCGTGTCAAGCCAATATAGATGTGCGAATGGAACTTTGATAGCTGCGCATCGCCAGGGTCATTTTGTTGGTTGAAGGCTCGTAAATCCTCAAGCCATATTTGCTCTTGGTTACGCCGGTTATTGCTCCATATGCTCCATTTTCCTTGTAGCATCGAACCTAATAGATCTTCAGCCTGAGAATGTTGTTTTTTGCTGTCTTCAGGGTCAACAGGAGGGGATTGGTCAAGCTGGAGTACTAGGTCGCGCATGAGTAGGTTTCCGTCAATGGGATAATGGCGCCATCTCGGCGCTGGACTAACTTTTAATTATTTTGAGAGCAGCATCGCCCCTGGTCTTTGCACAACAGGAAGTCCAGCGAGGAAGAGCCTTTCAGCAACTTCTGCTCCGATACCTGTAGCCTTTATAATGATTTCGTATGGCTGTATAGCCTTTATCTTTCTGAAATTGGCAATTAATAGCATGGAAATTTCTTCTACCGCTTCGCGGCTATTCTCTTCTTTGCTTAAGTCAAGCTTCCAGGTGATTTTCATTTTTGCCCCTCTTTGCTCGTAGGGACAGTAAATAATTCGACAAATGCAGCGGGTTTTGTACGGAATTGATTTATCTCACCTTCGAGTAACGGGGAATCAGTTATCACATAATTGGTAATCGTCCTGCCAATCAGGCGTTTGTAATGCCATCCGTCTGCTTTTTGCTCCGAAACTACCACCTCTACAACGCATGGAAGGCGTTCAATTATTTCTTTTATACAATCTTTGTTTCCCATCATAACCACTCTTCATTTAAGAAAACCCCGCCGAAAAAAGCGTGGTAATCAACTTCCGTCATGTAAACTACGCCATCACTGTCTCGCGCTGACATGCACTTGATTTTATAGGCGTTTACAGACCCGAACTTGATGCCTTGGTACAGGTAATAATAAACTTTAATCTTGTGCTTTGCCATAACGATTCTCTAATGGTATACCTTTTTGGGAAGTCGTCTCACGACGATTTCAATGTCACTTTTGTCATCCTGAGTATAGAAAGTAACGAACTTTGGATTTCCTGTGCTGCCATCATCCCTGTCCAGCATCATAGTCCCCATAGCCGACACCGTGTCGAACAATTCTTCTTCTATCCACTCGTCAGAGAAGCCCGCTTGCTGCGCCAACTCGATGAGTGTTATTTCATCATCTCCGTTCATACTTACGCCTTCTTTGCTTTTTTTTTTGCATCTTTCTTAGCGGCTTTCTTAGCGGCTTTGTCCTTTTTTGCTTTTTCGTACAGGTTTAGTTCGTGGTCTTCAAACTCGGTCATTAAATTATAACTAATATGCTGGATTGCATAAGCTTCAAACTCATATCCTGCTGAAATATCACAAGTTTCTCCGATATGCTCTTTTACGTGTTGCCAGCAGTGCACCGTTCTTTTAGTATCGTGCAACCCTATCCACATTAATCATTATATCACAATTACTTACGAAAAGCTATAGTTATTTTCTTGGCTAAAGCCGAACGGACAATGTCTTCTTCTTCAAATCGCTCTACGCTGATACCCTCTATACCGTCTAATCTTTCGATGGCGTAATCTAGTCCGGATTGTGTAAACTTAATATCGCTTTGGTCGGGATCGCCCGCTACGCAGATTTTCACCCCTTCTCCTACTCGTGTCAGGAAGCACCTAATTTGCTCTACTGACACATTTTGCGTTTCATCAAGCAAAACCATCGCGTCTGTGAACGTAGTTCCTCTCAAAAACGCTAATGGTTTTGCTTCAATGCGTTTGCGTTTTACGAGGTATTCGTAGTGCGTAACCCCTAGTTTTTTTACTAAGGTATCCTTAAATGGTTCTAGGAAAACGGCGAACTTATCTTCAATTTCCCCAGGGAGCGCGCCCCAATCTTCGTTATCAACAGTGCGTTTCGGACGAGAAATTATTATGCGCTCTATTTCCTTGTTTAGTAGCATTTCGCAAGCTATGGAAGCCATTATGTAACTTTTTCCTGTGCCCGCTGGACCTACTAAAAAAGTAATGTCGTTAGCGTGTATCGCTGCTATAGCATTGAACTGAGCTTCGTTCAAAGCTCTTAAAGGCTGCGACTTAACTGCTACGGGAGCGGCTTCTTCGTAAAAAGCGCCTGCGTTTTCTAACTGTGAGTAGCTATCGTGATATCCCCTTTTGTCTTTGTTCCCTGGTCGCGCATTTCTACGGGGCTGTTGTTGTTGTTGTTGTTGTTGTTGTTGCTTACTTCTTTGAGGTTGCACGTTTTTATTACGGCGTGGCATAATGATTGCCTAAAGTGTTTAAGTTAGCGGATGAAACGTTCTTTACTAACTTGGGCTTGCCTCCAACCAGGCCAAAACTGTTTATGTAGTAGATTCTTTATTCGTTTAAGACTTTAACAATTCAGCTTCCGCTTGCCTACGTCTAACTAGCCCAGGCAACACCTTTCCGCCGCCTTTGTTCCATTTGATGATCTCCATGCTAGCGTGTTCCCAATACCCGCTATCTACATATTTCTTGAGTGTTGATTTTTTGTAACTCCCCAAACCACAGTTGTAGATGAAGTCGCTTATCGCTGCGATACGGTTAGGAGACGCTTTTACAAGCTCAGGAGACGCTTTTAAGGCGCTTTCTACTACGAGTGAGACGGTAGCATTAAGTGCTGCTTCTGCCTGTGCTCGCGTCCATACGGTGCCTTCCTTTATCCCGCTTCCTGTTTGCCCGTATCCTATTGTCCACGGCGCTTTCCCCGTTCCGGGGTCTGGATAAGCCGTAAGACGGCACCCCTCAAAAAGCTTTATCATGTCTATAAGTATAGCCTTCGCTGTATTTAATTTATTGTCAGTCAATGTATTCACACTTATACCATTTATAATGCTTACGCAGTCCTTTAGCTACCTTGCACATTCCGCTGTCGTCTATCCGTGCTCAAAGTTTCGTGCTACTGAAGAAACCAAGTATCGCAAGAAAAATTATATGAAAGCCCATTCATCTTTATTTCGTTTAAGTGCTCCCCAAGAGCAACAGCTGGTACTACGCTATTACTGCACGGCATTTGTACGCAACTTGCGCTAAATATAAAGAGAATTATGACGATAACTAATGTGGGCTTAGTCACTATTATTAAACTTTAGTGACGGGTTTTGCTTCGGCTACAAAAAAACCTAATGCCCCAAATACTAACGTGAATGTATTTAACCAATCGCTTATAATTACAGAATCCATGTGGACTCCCAGCATCGCGCAAACAGCCGCTATGGATGCCATAGTTGAAGGCTCTTTTAAACGCGCTTTAAGCCATAGAAATAACCCTAATAACTTCCCCATCTTTTTTACTCCGTTACGTAATAATTTATGTTTTGTCTAACCGATTCTCACGGTTATGCACTTCAGAACACAATTTTTATCGTGATGTGTATAAGTGCTAATGTTGCACAAGTTTATTTCAACTACAATTGACCAAAAGTTGACGTTTTGTAGGTAAAATATTACATCCTATTCTATCCGTTTTTTACGCTTCGGTATGCGTTGCACGTACTCTAGGTTTTCACCGGAGTCATTTTGATCTTCCAACTCGTCAATATATGTCCGAAGATCATACATATGATCTCGGATCATGTGCGTCAATCCGCCGTCATAAAAGTCACCAAAGGTGGAACC